CACACAAATAAAAACGGCAGCACGAACGTGGTCAAGAATCCGGCGCTGGTGGTGATCATGGACTGCAATGCGCAGGCACTTGCCTACTGGAAGGAGCTGGGCCTGACTTCCCGGTCATATAAGATGATGACCGGCTCTCTCTCACTGCAGGATGAGAGCCAGGGCTTTGAGGAGGCGCTGGCCGAGCTTGGATTATGAAATCTAGAAAATATGCAGACCGGGCGATCCGGTATGCCAAGGATGTGGTCGCAAGGAAGATCATCATTGGCGAGGATGTGGTCAACTCCTGCAAGCGGTTCCTGTCGGATCTGAAGCGCGAGGATCTGGAATTCCGGACGGCCATGCCGGACGCTGCATGCGGAATCATGGAAGGCATGATGGTCCACCGGAAAGGCGAAGCCCTGGACGGCACGCCTCTTCTGGGAAAACCATTCAAGCTGGAAGACTGGGAAGTATTTATTGTTTATAACCTGCTCGGCTTTTATTGGGCAGGAACAGAAAAACGTCGATACAATGAGGCCTTCATTATGGTTGCGCGGAAGAACGGAAAGACGAGCTTCATCGCTGCACTTTCCTTCGCGGTGGCGATCATCCAGCGGAAGTCCGGATCTACCATCTATGTGGTGGCAGCGGCTCTGTAGCAGGCACTGGAGAGCTTCAACTTCCTGATTTTCTCCCTGCAATATAAGAAAGTTATCGATAAGTTCGACGTGAAAAATAATTCCTTCGAACACTCGATAAAATACACATTCGAGAAAAACGGCAAGCCTGACGGGACGATAGACATCCAGATCATGGCAAGCAACCCGGATGCACAGGATTCATTCAACTGCAACTTTGCCATCGCTGATGAGGTGGCGGCATATAGGAAACCTGCACAGTATAACCGTTTCAAAGAGGCTCAGGCGGCGTACACGAACCGCCTGATGGTCGGCATTACCACAGCCGGGGACAATATCAATTCATTCGGCTACGGGCGTATGGAATACGCCTGTAAGGTTGCAAGCGGTCAGGTGCAGGATGACAGTTTGTTTTCATTCGTCTGCCGGGCTGATGTGGATGACAACGGCGTATGTGATTACACAAACGAGATACAACACAGAAAAGCTAATCCTTCGTACGGGGTAACGATACGACCCGAGGACATCATGCAGGACGCTTTACAGGCGCAGAACGACCCACAGCAGAGGAAAGATTTCCTGTCCCGTAGGCTGAATATATATACAACCTCGATGAAAGCATATTTCGACATCGAGGAATTCAAGCGATCCGACGCAAAGCACGATTGGACTTTACAGGAGCTTGCGAAACTGCCGATTGATTGGTACGGCGGTGCTGACCTTTCCCGGATGCACGACCTCACTGCGGCGGCGTTGTTTGGGCAGTATCAGGGCGTGGACATTATCATCACTCATGCGTTCTTCCCTGCACCGCAGGTGGCGAACAAAGCAGAAGAGGACAATATCCCACTGTACGATTGGTTAGACAATGATTGGCTGACACTCAGCAATTCGCCTACCGTTGCGATGGGTGATATAGTCAACTGGTTTATCCAGATGCGGAATAAAGGTTTCCACATCGTACAGGTCGGGCACGACAGGAAGTTCGCCGGGGAAGAATACTTCCCATTGATGAAACAGGCACATTTTGTCGTAGTGGATCAGCCGCAGTTATATTTCCTCAAGTCGAGGGGATTCCGTCACATAGAAAGGGCGGCAAAGAATGGGGAACTGTACTACCTGCATTCCCGGGCGTATGAGTATTGCGTTTCAAACGTCCGGGCGGTGGAAAAGGTAGATGATGCAATACAGTACGAAAAGGTAATGCCAGAGCAACGTATTGACCTGTTTGACGCATCGGTGTTCGCTTGCATCCGTTGTCTGGAAGCAGGTGACAAGAAGCGCAAGGCGCAGAAATGGTTTGGTATGGAATGAGCATATTTGACAGATTCAAAAAGAAACCAGAGAAAAGAGCCGTGGTATTTGCACCCGGTTCTTTTTTTGACGAGATTTGCACATCTGGGTATACACCGCTGACAAAAATTCCTGAGGTGGTGGCGTGTGCCCGGAAGATTGCGGAACTGATCGGGTCGGCGACTATCCACCTGATGAACAATACTGAGGACGGGGACGAAAGGATAGTCAACAACCTTTCCCGGCTGATTGACATTGAGCCGATGCCGAACATGACCCGGTCAACATGGATGGAAGGCATCGTCATGACCATGCTGTTATACGGCAAAGGGAATGCCGTTGTACAGCCGCATACATGGGAAGGGTATTTCCAAAGCCTTGAGCCGATTGCGGCAGAGCGTGTCGGGTTTAATGCCATCGGGTACAGGGACTATCGCATTACGATTGACGGAAACCCCAAAGACCCGAAAAACATTCTGCATTTTGTGTACAACCCCGACAGAACATACCTGTGGAAGGGGAATGGCGTGACGGTTGCCTTGAAGGATGTCCTTGACAATCTGGTACAAGCACGGGCAACAGAAAAGGCGTTCATGTCGTCAGAATACAAGCCGTCAATCATCGTCAGGGTGGATTCCATGATTGAAGAGATTTCGTCCCCAGAAGGACGGCAGAAGATCATAGACGATTACATGAAACCTGCCCAAAAGGGACAGCCGTGGCTGATACCTGCGGAACAGTTTGACATTCAGCAGGTAAAACCGCTGACACTCGGTGATTTGGCAATAAACGATTCCGTGACACTAGACAAGCGCATGGTCGCCGCCTTATTTGGCGTTCCTGCGTGGGTCGTGGGTGTCGGGGAATACAAAAAGGATGAGTGGAATATGTTCATCCAGACAAAGATCATGAGCATGGCGAAAGCTATTGCTTCGGAAATGACGAAGAAATTGATTCTGAATCCGTCATGGTATCTGACATTTAATGTTTGGTCACTGATGGACTACAACCTCAAAGAGGTTTCCGAGGTTCTTCTGGCAGGTTCGGACAGGGGCTTCGTCAATGGTGATGAGTGGAGAGATCGCATGCACATGAACCCGGCCGGGCTGAAGGAGTTCAGGCTATTAGAAAACTACATCGGGTATGAGTATTCAAACCTGCAAAAGAAATTGATTCAGCCGGGGGAAGAATAAATGCAGATATTGATATGCCCGGACGCTTACAGAAAACCGGGTGACAAGAGGAAAGCCATCATGTGTAAGGTGAGCGGTCTTGCGTGCGCTCATCAGTATTTTTGCGAGGTTGTAAGTAAATTTCGGCAACTGGACAGCGCAAAGAACTGTCCGGGAAGGAGCGACAATGGAAAATAAGGATTTTATGATCGGGAAGCGGCGAATGCGGACGGTCGGAACAGAATTTAAAACGAGGGAAGACGGAGAAGGACTTTCGATTGAAGGTTACTTCTCCGTTTTTAATAGCAACTACGAAATTGCACCCGGCATGAGTGAAAGCATCGCTCCGGGGGCGTTCACAAACTCACTGGCGAACGATGTCAGGGCTTTGACCAACCATGACACGACACTCGTTCTCGGGAGAACGAAGAACCACACTTTGGAACTGCGTGAGGATACGCACGGTCTATGGGGGCACATCGACATCAATCCGAACGATGCCGATGCAATGAACCTGTATGAGCGTGTGAAGCGTGGGGACGTGGATCAGTGTTCTTTCGGGTTCGACATCCGTTCCGAGGATACCGACATCCGGGAAGACGGAAGCGTGCATTGGACTATCAAAGACGTGGAATTGTACGAGGTGAGTTGTTGCACATTCCCGGCATACGAAGAAACAAATATTTCCGCACGAAGCGCAGAGCGTGACAGTATCCAGAAGCGCAAGCGTGAAGCGTGGAAAGCAGAAAGCCTGAAACGGCTGAAAGGAGAAACGCATGGCACTGAAAGCACTGATGCTTCGGAAGAAGATTGACCAGAAAAAGAAAGAACTGGAAGCACTCCGGGCGAAAGATGCCGAGTTCCAGACCCGTGAAGCTGAACTGGAAACCGCTATTGCTGAAGCGGAAACCGATGAGGAACAGCGCACAGTAACGGAAGAGATTGATTCTTTCAACGCTGACAAAGAAGCCAACGAAACACAGAAGGGCGATCTGGAAAGAGAAGTCGGTGAACTTGAGAAAGAACTTGCGGCTGAAGAACGGGCGCAGGACACAACTCCTGTCGAAATGCAGGAAGAAAGAGAGGCTAAACCTATGGCTACACCTGAAGCAAGAAACAAATTCGGTCTGACCGAGGAATTTGTACAGCGTGAAAATGTGCAGGATTTCCTTGTCCGGGTACGTGACCACATCAGCCACAAACGTGCGCTGACGAATGTCGGCCTGACGATCCCGACCGAGTTCCTCGGCATTCTGCGTGAGAACGTAATTAATTACTCCAAACTGTATCGCCATGTCAACGTCCGTTACCTGAGCGGTGAGGGTCGCATGGTGGTCATGGGCACGATCCCGGAAGCCGTGTGGACGGAGTGCTGTGCAACACTGAATGAGCTGTCTCTGGGCTTCAATGATGTGGAGGTAGATTGCAATAAACTTGGCGGCTATTTTGCTGTCTGTAATGCGATCCTTGAAGACTCCGACATCAATCTGGCATCCGAACTGCTGACGGCTCTGGCACAGGCTATCGGCTATGCACTGGACAAGGCTATCCTTTATGGAACAGGAACAAAGATGCCGCTCGGTGTTATGACCAGACTGGTACAGACTCAGGCTCCTGCTGACTACCCGGCAACAGCTCGCACATGGGTTGACCTGCACACTTCCAATATCAAGACCCATGCGGCTACTGTAACGGGCGCAGACCTGTTCAAAGCTATTGTGCTTGACTCTGGTGCGGCGAAGGGCAAATATGCCCGTGGCGAAAAAGTCTGGGTCATGAATGAAACCACATATACTTCTCTGATGTCTCAGGCTCTGGTGATTGATGCCAACGGCAACATCGTTAGTGGTATTGCTGACAGAATGCCTGTTATCGGCGGCGTGATCGAAGTGCTGAACTTCATCCCGGACAATGTTATCATCGGCGGTTATTTCGAACTGTACCTGCTTGCGGAACGTGCTTCCACACAGCTTGCACAGTCTGAGCATTATCGCTTCATTGAGGACCAGACTGTCTTCAAAGGCACAGCCCGTTACGATGGCCTCCCGGTGATCGCTGAGGCGTTTGTTGCTATCGGCATCAACGGCACAACGCCGAATGCAACCATGTCCTTCGCCCCGGATACTGCCAACACGCAGTCCACGCAGTCGGGGGAACACTGACAACCCAGAGTAATGCCGACACCGTAGCCCCGTTGGACCTCTCGAAAATGACCAAAACACAGCTTTTGAGTTATGCGGAGGGCAACGGGGTTGACGGTGTTTCTGGGTCTATGACAAAGGCACAGATCATTGCACAGATTGAGGGTTAAGACATGACGGATGCGGAGAAATTATCACTGTTAAAACATAACCTGCAACTGCTGACGAATACGCAGGATGAATATTTGACATTCCTGCTCACAGCGGCAAAAGCGGCGATGGAACGGGAAGGGATAGAACTGGTCGATTCCTCGGCAGATATAAACGCCTGTCAGATTGACTATGCGGCATACCTTTTCCGCAAACGTGCCGCAAGCACGCAGTCCTCAACGATGGGGACGGGCTTTGCCCCGAGCGGCGGTGAAACGGCTATGCCGAGGTTTCTCCGCTATCAGTTAAACAACATCTTGCTGTCGCAGAAAGCGAGGACAGAATGACATTTGACGATGGCATTGTCGGCGTATATGAGCTGACAAAGGTAAGAGTTCCGGGCAAGATGCCCGTGGACGGGTTGCAGGAAAAAGAGCGGTTCTATTTCGGGTACGAAACACTCGGGATAAACCGCTATTATACTGCGTTGCAAGCCAATCAGCAGATAGAGTCCGTCCTTAGTATACCGGGGTGGAATCCCATCAAGGCAAACACCAACATCGCTATTATTGCGGACGCTGACGGGAGCATCACGGAAGACTGCGATCAATTCCGCATCGTGATGGTACAACCGGCCACGGATGAGGAAGGGCTGAGGATTACCCGGCTGTCATTGGAAAGGATAGGTGATAAATATGCTGTCTTCGCTTGAAAAAGTGATGAATGCACTCCTGACCGTGACGGATGAGGTCTATCACTACAAAGCCCAGGAAGATTCCACACGGTACATCGTATGGGCTGAGGAAATGGAAGTTGCCGCATTAAATGCGGACAATTACAAGCCCGGTCAGACCATAGAAGGGTCTATCGACCTGTTTACCAAAAACGAGGACGATCCGTGGATACAAAACATCCCGGATGCGCTGAATGCGGCAAGGATAGGTTGGGAACTGAATTCTGTGCAGTATGAGGATGAAACAAGGTTTATTCATTACGAATGGGTCTTTAGGGTGAAACAAAGTTATGGCTACATGGAAGTTTCGGGGGCTTGATACCTATATTGCACAGCTTGAGCGGCTTGATGCGAATGCGGAAGGGTCAATAAAAAAGGCTGTGTATGACGGGGCGGCTGTTGTGGCGAATAACATCAAAACCGCCTTGAACACGATCCCGGTGCAGGAAGAATATGTGCCGAAAGGGAAAACGAGGAAAGGCATCACGCCAGAAGAAAAAGAGGGGCTTGTTAAGGGCTTCGGTCTGGCAAAGATGCAGAACACGGGCGGTTACATCAACACGAAAGCAGGTTTCAAAGGTAAAAACCCATCTGGCGTAAACAACGCAACGGTAGCCCGGCAGGTGGAGAGCGGAACATCATGGATGCAGAAGAACCCTGTTATTCGACAGGCAACAAACCACTCCAAAAAAGAAGCTGAAAAAGCCATGCAAAAAACCCTTGAAAGCGAAATCAAAAGGCTCACAACATGATCGGCATGACCGATAGAAAGGAAACAAAAATGGCGAATGGAAGAGTCATCACAGGTTACTCCAAACCGTGGGTCGCTGTGTACTCGAATGAGGGTACTACTGTGACATATGCAAGCGGTCAGCCGCTTGCACGTGGTGTTGGTGTACAGATCAACCCGGACAATGCGTCTGAGAATCGTTTTTATGCTGATAACGTAGAAGCGGAGAACGCAGGTACTACGTTTGGCACAGGCACGGTCAATATCACTGTTGACGGTCTGAAGGAAGCGGCTCGCCGTCTGGTGTATGGTCTGCCCGAAGCGGATCAGAGCGGTTGGGTGCATTACGGCAATTCCCAGAGCGTGCCGTACATCGGATTCGGCTGTGTCGTTCGGTACATGGAGGATGGCGTGACCACATATGAACCGCTGATCCTGCCGAAGATTCAGCTGACGCCGGAAGCTCTGGAAGCCGAGACGCAGGAAGAAGAGATCGACTGGCAGACCACAGAGCTGACCGCAAACATCTACCGTGACGACACGGAGAATCAGGACTGGAGACTGGACGGCACTGCGGTCGCCACAGAAACGGCGGCTGAGAATGCCATCAAAACGAAATTCAACGTAACCACATCCACCGTAACCACACAGTAATATTACGACCCTCGTGCCATAGCGCACGGGGGTCTTTCTCTACACACAGGAGGATAACATGGAAATCAACGGAAAAGAATATGGGCTGTTTTATTCGGTCGGGGCGCACATTGCATTCGACAACTGGGCGGTTCAGCACGCTAAGTCCAGTTATGCCGAGGGTGTAATACAGAAATTTACCTGCATGGTTCTTGCCTACAACGAAGTGAACGGCATAAAAGATAACGATCCACCTACAAAAGAGGATCTTGCAAAACTTCCAAACTATGTTTTTGAAGAGATC